GATGAACTTTACAAAGGATATGTTCCTAACAATTCTACAACAGATAATAGAATTGTAGATTCTCGTATTTCAAAATATGAGAATAAATTAAAAAAGATAGATGAAACTGCATACTATCTTTACTATGTAGAAAGAGAAAATGTTCGGTTCTCAAAACAAAAATCAAAAGAGAAAATCAAAAACTTGTTGGAAGAAGTATTACCAACAGTCTATAATGATACACTCAAAGAAAAGATTGAGAACCAACTAAACACTTACAAATAAAAAAGTTACAATTTGTTAACATTTTTTTTGGATATATACAATAGTTATTGAAAGATGAAAATAGTTTACACTAACAATCTACAAAATATGATAGACAACGAAAGTTGTGATACGACACTTACCCAAGACCTTGGGGAATATTTTACCACAAACACATTTGGCGAAAATATTAAAATTTACTATGATTTCAGTAAGGAGGAATCTTAGTATGCAATTAGTTATGTTTAATTTAAAAATGGAAATTTAATTATGAGAAAACTACTTTTAGTTGGGATGATGTTATTATCATCTTTGAGTGCTATGGCACAGTTGAAAGGTAAGGTAGTTGAAGCGGGTTCCTCTGATGGTCTACCTGGTGCAACTGTAATTGTTAAAGGAACAACGACAGGAGCAACAACAGACATCGATGGAACTTTTTCTTTGGATGCAAGTGCAGGTGATACATTAGTAATCACTTACATTGGATTCCAAACTCAAGAGGTAACTGCAGCAGATGGAATTGTTGTAGAACTTTTGGCTTCGGCAACCGAACTAGATGAAATCGTGGTTACTTCTGGAGTGATTGATGTGGCGAAAGTCAGAGAAACACCCGTTGCAGTAACAACGATTGGAGCAACCGAGATTGCTTTAAAAGTGGGGAACCAAGAATTCCCTGAAATTATGAATAAGACACCTGGTGTCTACGCTACTAAACAAGGTGGTGGTTATGGTGATTCAAGAATCTCTTTAAGAGGTTTTGACCAAAGAAACACATCTTTCCTAATTAACGGACAACCTGTTAATGATATGGAAAATGGATGGGTGTACTGGTCAAATTGGGCTGGATTAACTGATGTTGCATCAGGTATTCAGATTCAAAGAGGACTTGGAGCATCAAGATTGGCTGTACCATCAGTAGGTGGAACAGTATCAATCTTCACAAAAGCTGCAGAAAAAGAAGAAGGTGGCTCGATTGCACAAGTTGCAGGTAACGATGGATTCCTTAAAACCACAGTTGCTTACAACACAGGTAAGAACGAAAATGGATGGGCAACATCTATTTTACTTTCTAAATGGCAAGGAGATGGTTATATTTACAACACCGCAGGTGCTGGTACAACTTACTTCTTTGCATTGGGGTATTCACCAGAAGATTCAAATCACGCGGTGAACCTTTCTATTTTAGGAGCTGGTCAATGGCACCACCAAAGAGATGTTTGGGTATCTATTAGAGATTACCAAAACTTTGGTGAAGATGGTATTGATAGAAGATGGAATTCCAATGGTGGTATTCTAAATGGTGAAGAATACAATCTTCGTAGAAACTTCTACAACAAACCACTTGCAACTCTTAACTGGGATTGGGATATTTCAGATAATGTAAAGTTGGCAACTTCTCTATATGGTTCTGCTGGTCGTGGTGGAGGAACAGGTCCTCGTGGGAACAACTATCGTAATAGTTCTCTTGACCTATTACCATTCAACAAAGACCTAACAGAACACTATTTGGAAAATGGTAGAGGTGTAAGAACCGCTGATGGGTTTATTGATTTTGATGCAGTAGTTGCTCAAAACGTACAACAACCTTCTCCTTATTCAGGTACGATTGGTGGTTTTGCAGGACAACTTATTGGTTCTAATGGATTCAGAAACGATGGTGTATCAAGAGAAATTCTTGTTCGTAGAGCATCTATGAATTCACATGACTGGGTTGGGGCAATCTCTAACTTAGAAATCAATAGTGGTAAATTCAAATACTCAATTGGTGTGGATTTAAGAGACTACACAGGTTACCATTACAGAGTTCTTAATGATTTACTTGGTTTAGATGGTTACTATTCAACTGGTAACAAAAACTCAGCTGGACAAATCATCGAAACTCTTGTAGAGGCATCTCCTTTCAAAGATACTGGAATCAGAGGTCCTAAAATTGATTACTACAACATTGGTAAAGTTGGATGGCAAGGTGTTAATGGTTTAATCGAATACAATGATGATGAAAAACTAACTGCTGTATTACAAGCAGGTCTTTCTAATCAAGCATTCCAAAGAATCGATTACTTTGACCAACCAGGAAATCCAACATCAGAAACAGCTAATGTAGGTGGTGGTTATATTAAAGGTGGTGCAAACTACAACTTTAATGAAAAATCAAATGTATTCTTCAATACAGGTTTCATTTCAAGACAACCTAACTTTGATGCAGTATTCCCTAACTATGCAAACAACATCAATGATGATTTGCAAAACGAAGAAATTCGTTCAGTAGAATTAGGATATGGATACACTTCAAGAAAACTTGATTTGAATGTAAACCTTTACTCTACAACTTGGGGTAACAGATTTGTTACAAGAAGTTTATCAAACCAACAAGGTGTTGATGGATTCGCTCAGTTTAGAGATATTGATGTAGTACACAATGGTATCGAAATCGAAAGTAAATTAAGAGCATCTCAAAGATTAACTCTTAAAGGTATGTTATCAATCGGTGATTGGAGATATACTAAAGATTTCGAAGCAGAGTTATTTGATGAAAACCAACAATCAATCGGTACTGGTACATTATATACCAAAGATGCTAAAGTTGGTGATGCTGCACAATTCGTAGCATATGGTGAAGTTGATTATAGATTAGGTAAATTGAACTTAGATTTAGGATACAGATTCGTAGATGGATTGTATGCTGATTATTCAATTACTGATTCAGCTTTCACACAAGCAGATAACGATGGAGCACTTGAACTTCCTTCTTATGGATTACTTGATTTAGGTGCAACTCTTCAGATTGCAAAAGGATTATCTTTTAGAGCGAATGTTAACAACTTGTTAGATACTACATATATTGCAGAATCTAACTCTAACATTCACGCAACTTCAACTTCTACAACTTGGAATGGTATTGATGTTAGAAACTCAGTATGGTTCGGATTTGGAAGAACTTGGAACGCTTCTCTAAAGTACAGATTCTAAAAATATAAATAAGGGGGTGGAAACACCCCCTTTTTTTATTATGAGTTCAATCACAGATAACATAACAGTAGTCATTCCCTCATATAATGAGGATAAATATATCTACAATACACTTTGGTCTTTAAGTAGACAAAAAGTAGAAGGTAAATTACGAGTAATTATTGCTGATGCAAATTCAACTGATGATACATTAGAACGAATTTCAAAGGCAGATGAAGAATTTGATAATTTACAAATTGAGATAATTCAAGGAGGGCCTGTTGGTTATGCAAGAAACCAAGGAGCAAAACTTGTAAACACCCCTTACATTTTGTTTATGGATGCTGATTCAGTTTTGATTGAGAATGATATATTATGGAGAGTAAATCATGAAAGAGAAAACTACGCTATAATAGGTTGTAAACAAAAAACTACTACCCAAAATCCTCTGTCTAAATTGACTTGGATTATATTTGAATTTTTTAGAAAGATATTACCTACATCATTTTGTACAGGTTGTTTCTTTTTTATATCAAAAAAACACTTCAATAATTTAGGAGGATTTGATGAATCTCTGAAGAACTCAGAGGATTTTTGGTTAAGTAGAAAAGTAAAAAAATCAAGTTTTAAAATTATTAATAGATACATAGGTCAAGATGATAGAAGATTTGAAAAGTTTGGTTATGTAAATTTCTTCAGAATTTTCTTTTTGAATTATTGGTATAAAAATAATATAAACTGGTTTAAAAAAGATGTTGGTTATTGGAATCCCTATAAATAAATCAAATGAAAATAGCGTTATGTTTATCAGGTCAATCAAGAAATTGGCAACCAACATTTAATTCAATTTATAATAATATAATAAGAAAATATAATTGTGATGTTTTTATTCACACTTGGAATTACAATACAAGACATGTTCCTCATGAATATGATAAAAGTTATACTATATTTGATGAATATTTGAAGTTAGATTATGATTTTTTATACCAATATAATCCTAAAAAAACACAATTAGAATTTCCAAATTATGATTATTTTAGAAAGTTAAGTACGGTTGATACTAGATTTTATAATACCATAATGATGTGGTATAGTATAAATAAGTGTAATCTATTAAGAAAGGAATATGAATTCGAAAATGAATTTAAATATGATTGTATTATTAGATGTAGGACTGATTTATTTATACATCATTTCGAAATTAATGAATTGAAAAAAAATACAATATACTTACCTCCAAATCAAAATACAGATGTTACTTTTAGAGGAGAAATGAAAAAGTTATTTGAAGAAAAAGGTATAAGATATATGCCGAATGACCAACTTGCCTATGGAGATGATTTATCTATAAATTATTATTCAAGTGTGTATGATACTATAAAAAAAGATATAAATCTTTATGAAAAACATCCTGAGGGGTTATTTACAGACCATTTATTTAATTTAAATAAAGAAGATATATTGTGTGAAGTTAATAATAATATTAAAATAAGAATACAAAGATGAATGAAAAATTATACAAATATGGTGTGATATACTTCGGTACTTTATGTATGATGTTATCACCCTTTGTTATCGACTCTTGGGTGGGTAAAGTAGGAATGTTAGTAGGCCTTACACTAATAACAATTCAAACACAAAGAACAAAACAATACAACCTTTCTCTACTAAACTTAGTAGGATTTACAGGTTATTTATATGCACTTATAACAAGTTTATCATGAAAAATACATTACAAACAATTTACTATGGATTAAAAGTTTATTTATTTCCAATCATATTATTTATTTTACTTTTTATAACTTGTAATACAGCTTTTGCAAATGATTGGGGAAAGACAGGACACCGCATTGTTGGTGAGATTGCTGAAAGGCAATTAACAGAAGAAGTTAAAGAAATGGTTTATGATATCTTAGATGGAGAATCCCTTTCATCGGTTTCAACTTGGCCAGATGAAATGAGAAGTAATCCTGATTTTAGACCATACGATAAATGGCACTATGTTAACTTACCTATTGATAAGGAGTATCCTGAAATTGCACATGATGGGGATAACATCGTTCGTATTATTGAAAGAGCAACTACCATTCTTAAATCACCTTCAGCAGATAAAGAGATGAAGAAGTTCTATCTTAAATACTTGGTACACTTGGTAGGAGATTTACATCAACCAATGCACACAGGTAGATACGAAGATTATGGTGGTAGTAAAATTAGATTAAAATTTAAAGGAAGAAAGGGTAGTGAAACAAATACGAATCTCCATGTTCTATGGGATTCAAACCTTATAGATGATTTTAAAATGTCATTCACAGAATGGTCAACTCATCTACAAAACAAGTTTCGTAAAAAGGAAATATTACAGAAGAATGTTTTAGATTGGACATTCGAATCACATTGGTGGGCAAAAGATATTTATAAGAATACAAAGGAAGGTGATTACCTTTCTTATGATTATGTTTACAAGTACCAACCTGTATTAGAACAAAGATTGTATCAAGCAGGGGTACGATTAGGTAACCTTTTAAACGAGATTTTTGGTGAGCAAATTAATTTATTCGGAGGACCTGGTATTGGTAAATCATCTATTGCTGCAGGAATCACCTACAAACTAAAAAAGAAACATATAAGTTGTAATAACCCATACGAGTTTCCAAAGAGATTGGCATGGGATAAAAACATACCAGCGATATCAGACCAACTCTATGTATTTGCAAACCAACATAGGGGGATTGCTGAATGTTATGGTAAAGTGGATTACATAGTTATCGATTCACCAATTCTATTTTCTACAATTTATCATAGATATTATACAGATGGTTATCCTGCGGAGTTTTATGGACAACCATTTCATGATTTTATAATTGATTTACATAGAAAGTATGATAGTATTAATATTCTATTAGAAAGAACTGAAGGTTCTCATAATGAAAAAGAAAGATATCAGAACTTAGAAGAATCACTTGCGATTGATAATCTATGTAAAGAAGTTTTAGATGAAACAAATACACCATACCACACAATAAAAGTGGGACCAAAAACAGTAAAAGATATATTAAAGTTGTTATGATTACAGTTATATTACCAACAATGTTAATTCCAGATGGAGTTGCAGATAAAATTCAAGAATGGTCAAAGAGCCCTTTTGTAAAAGAAATTATTGTTATAAACAATACAAATACTGAGATTGATACAAAAAATAATCCAAAAGTAATCCAAATAGTTGAAGGGGAAAATAAATATGTAGTTCCTGCATGGAATAAAGGATATTTACAATCTTCCTCAGATATATTATGTTTTGCTAACGATGATATAGATTTTGATATTGATGTATTTGAATTTATATCAAATAATTTAACTAAAGATATGGGTATGGTTGGTATGGATGAATATCATGGAAATGGTGTTTGGGAAGATGAACCAGGATGTGATAGAAGTAGAAGTGAAGAAAGAAGAGGTAAACGATTCCCTATGAAATTAAAAGAAGTTGTTACCGATAGAAAACCAGGTTTTGCCTGTATATGGTTTATACATAAAGAAAATTATATGAGAATACCACAAGATATGAAAATATTTTTTAATGATGATATTTTGTATTATTACCAAATATACAAAGGCAGAAAAAATTATGCTTTGATGAACTTTGATATAGTTGGTAAAGTTGGTCAAACAACAATAAAACCATGGGCCCAAGAATTTATGAGAAAAGACCAAGCTGTTTATATCAAGTATAGTAATAATTACTCTTTGTTAGAATCATACAATGGTATTATATGAAAAAATTAGTATCAATTGGTTGTAGTTTTACTCATTGGCATTTTCCAACTGTTCCTGATTGGATGGCTTATTGTTTTAATGAATATGAAAATCTTGGAAAAGAAGGAGCTGGAAACAGATACATTTATAACACTTTATTTGACTATATTCAGGATAACGATATTACTGATACTTTCTTTTATATACAATGGACAGGAATTCCACGAAGAGATTGGATGGGTGTAAGTAATGATTATTGGAACTGTTTGGGTACTTTTAATCCTGATGATGGCTTGGATGATTTAAGTGAATTAAATTTACTTCAATTTTCTACTGAATTTAGAAATTACCTTTATACTACTAAAACGTTTTTAGATTTAAAAGGAATTCCTTATATTATGAATCATATGTTAGATACTTGGTTTGAAGGTAGTTTGGGAGAACCGGGGATAGGAACAGTTCCCAATCATATCTATAATGAAGGAATGAAGTTGATAAAAAATACAACACATTTAGAAGATATAAAAAAACTATCAGAAACTAATTTTTTAAAACCATCTTTAGAATTTTTTAGTATTGATAATAATAATAAAACAATGGGTCATCTTGCATTAGGACAAAATGATATACCAGAAACAGATTATCATATTCATCCAAAATTATGTTTAAAATATGTTAGAGATATTGTATATCCAATATTAAAAGATAAAATATCAATTGATTCTATATTTGATAAAAGTTTAGATGAATTAGCAGAAGAATGGAATATTAAATTGAAAGATTCTGAATGGCTAAAATCTCATAGAAAATTACATGAGAATGGGGATAGAATAAATTTTAATCCATCATTACCTTTTTATACAAAAAATTTGGATAATTAAAATATTTTTTGTATCTTTGTAAAAGATAAATTATAAAATATGAAATACGACCCAAACAATCCATTATCAGATAAAGAGTTAGATGAATTATCAAAAGAAGATTTTGATAAATTTTTAGAATATTTGGATTCTCAATCCGAACATTTAAGAAAATATACAAGACCCCTCAACTCTCATGAAACCAAAAAGATGGCTTCTTTATCTGCGGCTTTACAAGGAAAGAAACTTACAGATGAAGAATTTGAGAGAGCAAAAGAAATTGGAAAACAAAACGAAAAAGATATATTAAATAAATAAATTATGGCAGACATATTAGGAAAACAACCACAAATCGATTTAAAACAGGCCAAAGAAATGGTTTGTACAACTGATGAGTGTAATGGAACAGTATTCATTCAAGGTACTAAATTTTTAAGAGTATCAAGATTAGTTACAGGTCAGGCAAAAGATGCAATTATTCCTGTGGAATTATATTTATGTGGGGATTGTGGTGAAATAAACACAGATTTATTACCCGATGAATTAAAACCAGTTATAACAAACTTGGATGGCTAAATCACTCTTTGACCACATAAAGGCAGTTACATCAGAACAAAATCCAAACTATTGGGAAACATTAGATGATGGTGATAAAAAGACCTGGTCTAATTACATGATTCATAGGTTCCTTTCTATGAACCCAGATTGGATTCAAGTACTTTCTGAAATACAACCTTATACACAAGCGTTAGAACCCAAACAACTTTACCTTTCTCTTATTGGATTAATCCCAAAAGGAAAGTATTATCTAAAATATACAAAGGGTAAAAATGATACTAAGTATGAAAGTTGGTTAATAGATTTGTTAACTAAAGATTTTATTTGTTCAAAGAAAGAAGCACAAGATTACTGTGATATACTATATTCAACTCGTGAAGGTAGAGAAAATGTAAAATACATTTGTGAAAAGTATGGTATTGAAAAAAAGGAAATAACTAAATTAAAGTTAAAAGTATAATGAAATCATATTGGGATTGGAATAAAGAAAACTTTGATTGGCACTTCGATTCTCAAAAAAAAATCGATGATGTTAAATACGTTGGTAGATTCGTATCAGATAAATTAGAATCTGAAGTAAAAAAAGTTGTAGAATCTTTAACAGATGAAGATAAGTTTTCAGAAACAAGGATTAAAGGACAGTACTTTAATAAAGAGTCCCAAGATTTCATGGAAGGTTATCACAATGACTTAGAAAAAGCTGGTTTTGATGAATATAATACTGGTGGTAGGCAAACTCGTAACTTACCTCCTATTTTTCATAAAATGGCAGAACTTAGTGGTTTAGATAATCCACAAATAATGTTTTTAGAACAACCAAGTGGTAGATTTATTCCATGGCATAGAGATTCATATAACAATTACAGAAGAAACTTTGCAAAAGTACCAGATGATACAGAAGTAATACGATACCTAATTCAACTAAACGATTGGAATTGGGGACATCATGTTCTTGTTGGTAACTCAGCAATTCACCAATGGAAATTGGGTGATATTCATTGTTGGGAAGAGGGAATATATCATTCCACTGCAAATTCAGGTTACTGGCCAAGGTACTGCTTTACCATTACAGGTATTGTAACCGAAAACTCCTTACACAAAAAATTACCCAAACATATAAATTTCTGATATAAAATTTGGATTTCTCCTATTTTTTTCGTATCTTTACATAGTAAAAGATAATTATGGCAAAAGTAAGTTACTCTCAATATGGTATGTATTCAACCTGTCAAGAACAATACAAGTTGAACTACATAGATAAATTGGGAACATCATCAGCAAACATTCACACAATTTTCGGTAGTGCTATGCACGAAACAATACAACACTTCTTAGATGTGATGTATAATGTTACCAAGAAACAAGCACTTCAACTCAAC